ATTTGCCAGTTCGTCTTGCCCTAGTTTACGAGCAACCAATTGAGCATTGTCATAGAACAACTGCATTCGCGCATGCTTGTGGCAGAGATTATAGTTCTTATAATCACGATTTGCCACATAGCCAATTCTCTGCCACTGCATGAACAATTTCTCATCATGCTCCTTGTGCTGCTCCCCCCACATCAAGGGACAACCAGGCAAGGAAGACAAGAAAGCACTCTCTCCGTACATACTTACTTTCGCAGAGGCCATGTACAAACCCAACGGCCCCGGGACCAAGTTCCTCAGCTTCGCCAGCTCCAGCTTCCACAACCATCCAGAGCGGGCATGCACCTCAGACCACTTCACTGCCTCTTCCTCGCCACGAGTCATGTACACTATAGCCAGCTTCTTGTTCAACATGCGTTGCTCAATCTCACTCAGCGCAGCCTCCGTCATTCCAGTAACACCCACACTTCCTGTCGGCACCGCTGTCAACGCCGCCTCACCCAGAGACAACATAGGTCGACCACTTCCGACCAACCCCTTACAGCATGTAACACCAAACCGTCGACCCTGTTCGGCAAGAAGACGCTCATACTCCACATCAAACTCGGCTTTGTATCCGGCCAGAGCATTGACAACAGGCAACTTCGAATCATAGTCAACGCGTTCCTGTAAATCAGCCATGTCCGCAAAAGCCACATGATCATATCGACCGAGCATCTGCGTAACATACTGCCAGTCAAACAATTCCCCATCATCGATGACATCATCCAACGTCCCAAAACGCGCCCGAATCTTGAAGTCGCTCAAGGCAGCCGCAGCACACCCATGACAACAACTGAAAACTCGAGCCGACGCCAGTTTATCCAACACCAGGTGCTTCCCCCACTGCGTGATCATCGCCACAGAAGTGCAGAAAGCACCAGCTCCGAGACCTATCAGATCGACCAACATCTCTGAGTAACACAGTAGATCCTTCCGCCCCCTAAGCCACTTCAGAGCCAACTTCGGGGGCAGCCGCATCCGATCACCCAACGTCACACTTTGAAAAACCATCTCATCACGTAACTCTCGCACTTCACGGCTGTTAATCCTGCCCCGAAGTAGCTTAATCATCAGGACCAATCTATTACAGAATGGCTGAGCACCACGACCACCCGGAAGGGGCGTCGCTTGTTCAGCCTCTCCGCTACAAGACATGCACATTAGCTTACCCCCACATAGTGGACCTTTCCACTTATTCTCAACCGTAGCTATACAATCGCGAACTTCCTCCCACAACTGGGTAGGATCAGGGGCGTGACCAAAACGCTCCAACATACGCTCCCTGACCTTATCCCTAAGGCACACCGGACCATCCTTCCACAACAGATTCAAAAACTCAATCTCCTGAAAAGGATCTAACATCACATCTTCGCTATAAACATCTAACCAGTATGATGCGGCCGGCTGCCACTCGGTTCAAGCATTGTCCCGGCGCTCGTGGTCTTCCTCATTCGACTCATCAGCACCATCGTTTACTCGCGGCAGCTTCACCTTAGAAGCACCCGACGAGCTAGTAGCAGCACTTCC